GGAAAGGGAAAGGTTGTCATTGAATATTTACCCCCGCGCTTCTTGCTTGCATACCGGCAAAACCTCTATCGTACGTGCCGTCTGTAAAACCTTTATTGATATGCTTATCGATAATTTCTATAAACACTTCGCCATTACGCTCTTGAGCATACGCGCTGACACGGTTTGACTGCGTATTATTGACGGTGATAGGGAAAGAGGGCTTATATTGCTTCTCTCCGTTCAGCATTGCCCACAATCGTTTCTGCTGCGGAAAGTTTGTAATCATCTCCCCAGAATTAACATTCGCGTTGACGTTGTCTCCGTAATAGCTAGAGCCTCCCACTATACCGCCGTGTGCAAAATTCGGAGGTATCGGTTTGCTTGCAACGATAGAAGCAATTTGAACCGCGCCTGCCGCGGCGACAATCGGAGCGGTGGCTAAACCGATAGGGAAGCCGAGCGCAATCGTTTTACTTACCCCCTCGGCAATATTTGCGACGGCGGCAAGCATAGAAGCCGTCCATTGAAACATCTTAACCTTGTATTCTTCTTGCGCCGCTTTCTTTTTTATCTCTTTCATTTTCGCGGTGTACTCGGTTTCTGACATTTCGCCTTTTTCGTACTTTTCGTCGAGGGCGGCAAGCTCTAGCTTTTGCTCATTCTGAATGGATTCAAGCATCAGCTTTGCGGCATCTTGCGCAACCTGTAGGGCTTGCTGCGTGTACTGATTGACTTGCTCCATCACGGTACGGGCGCGCTCTATTTTTGCTTGCGCATACTTTTCGTCTATCTCTGCTTTCGCTTTTTCCTTTTCCTCTTCGCTTAAAACCTCGCTTGCATCGATTGCTCTTTTAAGGTCTAAAAGCTGCTGTTGCCGCTCGCGGAAAGCCTCTTCTTCGCTTTTTTGCATACCGGCGATTGTCCGTATTTTTTCTTTTTCAAGGGCAATCTCTTTTTCTTTCAACTGTTCTAATAGCTGTTCCTTCGTATATTTTGTATCGTTTCCTTCCTGCGCTTTTTCGATTGCGGCATCGTCTAAGCCCTTTATTTTATCTCGCAGGGTTTTATATTGCGCAAGCTGCTTGTCAAACCCTTCAAGCGGTGTCGGCGCTATTTTCATGTCTTTGATGGTGTCCATTACCGCATTGGTTGCTTCAATCGCAGCCTTTAATTTTTTCTCTGCATCCGTTTGCGCATCAAGCGCTTTTTTTGCTGCCTCCATCTGTGCAAGTCGCTTTTGTGCAACCGGATACCCTTCTTTAATCACCCCTTCCGTGTTTGTGAGTAAGTCAATATAGGATTTCATATAGACGTTAAAAACGTCTTGCGCCTTGACGTTTTCACCCTTTGCCTTTGCTTCAAGCTCAAGGGCTTTAATATTTTTTTCTAGCTGCTCATTGCTTGCCTTTGCGTAATCGTCGGCGGTCTTCTGTGCTTTCGCTTTATCTTCCGCTGCTTTTGCTGCGGCTGCTTCTTGTGCGGCTTTGAACGCTTCATCGTTGCGCCGTCTTTTAAGAGCCGCGGTCGCTTCGTTATAAAGATTTTGCTCCCTTTCTGTGAGCGTGTTTTTTTTCTCTAAAAGCGTTACTGCTCGCTCAAGCTCTTCGGTTGGGAAAGTCCAGACAGCACTTTGCCCCGCCTCGTTTCGTTTAAGCGCTTTTGTTGCCATGTCGCGTAAAAAATCAGCATTGCTGAAATTAATTACATCCAGTTTATCGCTTATCCATTTAACCGCGGAGGTACCTTTTTCATAAAAGCCTTTCCAGAAACGATCCCATAAATCAGCGGCGGGGGCAAGAAGAGCCCCGACCATCTCTTTAAAATCTCCCTTCGCCCCTTCTGCCTGAACCTTTACATCTGCAAGGTTTTCAGCTAATCCTTTATATTTTTCTGCAACGACTTTGACCGCCTCTCCGTTTTTCAACTGCTCTTCGGTAAGTCCTTTTAATCCGGTTATCTGCTTGCCCAAAAGCCCCGCCGATCCTGAATAGGTTGCATTGAGGGTTTGAACGGCGCTTTGTATATCGGTGCCGGTTCCTGCTGCGTAGTCGGCGGCCGCTTTCATAATGTCGCGGATTTGCGCTTCGGTACGCCCCGCGGCGGCAAGCTGCGCCATTAGTTTAATGCTTGTCTCGTCTCCGATTTCGCTCACCGATTGCAATTCACTTGCGAATGCTTTTAAGCCCGCTACAGCTTGCCCGTCTAAATACGGGTTGTTCCGTGCGGCAACCTCAAGGGCTTTCTCTGCCTTTTCCTGTACCTTGTATGCATCGGTACATTCCCTCATAACTTCGCCGAGCTTCTTCGTTGCACTGATTGCACCGACAGCCGCGGCGACGTATAGCCCGCCGGAGGAAGCGGCGTTACTGATTTTGTTAGCGAAACCGGAGGCGGTGCTTGACGCTTCCTGCATAGCGGCGTCAAGTTTTTTAAAATTGCCCGCGGTTTTTTTTGTCGTCTTTTCCGCTTCTTTCCCTATCGTCTGGATTTCTTTGTTTATTTTTTTGACGCCTTTTTCAACGCCTTCGGTACCCAGTTCAGTTTTAATTTCTACGCTTCCATCGGGCATTATCTTTTTCCTTTTTTCTTTTTCCGCAAACCGTTCAGCCTTGCTTCAAATTCGGCAAGGGCGGCATCTTCTTTATCATCCTTTACTTCAATTTCCCATGCGTCGTGGAGCTTTTGCATTGCGCGGGTGTAGTCGTCTTTTTTACCGCTCGTGTTTTCCCAGAGCCTAAAACCGATAACGTCGTTTAACTTGGTGTCTCGTAAGCCTGCTAACAGTGCGCTAAACTGGTGCCAATGGAGAAGCTCGGTACTTAAATCGATGTGATACTGTTGCATAAAGGCGGCATAAATTAAATCGGCGTCAAGGGTGTAATCGAGTACCGGCGCGCCTGCATCCTCGCGCTTACTTTTACGGGGTAAAATGTGTGGCGGGTTCATAAAAGCAATAAGCGCCTTTATGCCCGCTATTTTATCGGGGGGCAATTCTTGAATAAACATAAAATCGCAGTCGCTCGGCTTCGTGCCTTTTTCGTTGAGTACCTGTTCCAAACGGATAAAATAGCGAAAATCGGTATGAATGCGGTAAAAAAGCCCCCCGACTTCTATTGCTTCAGGGAGCTTTGCTTTAGTTAAATCGATCACTGAACGCCCTTAGCTTGCAGGGGTAAACGTATCGCCTGTCCACTCTCCCTTAATAAATTCGGGCTTGCCGCTTGCAAAGGAAAGAGCGCCGATAACGATTTTATTGAACGAAAGGTCAAAATTGATGCTTTCGTCTACCGTATCCATCTGGCTGATTTTCACCAAAGCGTCAACCTTCCATGCCTTGTACACATCATCTCCGCCGTTCTTCCCCTTTTCTTGGTAGAAAGCGACCATTACATCGCGATGCGCATTTTCACCCGTCGGCAACTTAAAGAGCATACCGAAAAACTCTTCATAGTCATCGGAGTTTTTCCACATGGTGATACTCTGCGCAAGGCTCGGCTGATAGCCGGTGATCTCCTCTTCGGGGATTTCACTTGAAATATAATCGTAGGTTTTTACCTGCGGGTTGGTCGAAAGGGTGAACGTCTTTGATTTTTCAATACGCCGCCAATCGGGTGCGCTGTCGGTTCCTACGTTGATAAACGGTACGACTTGCGTTTTGCGTACTAGTTTCTTTTTTGCCATAGTCTTTCTCTTCCTCCTCTTTGGCATTATTCTTCCAGATAACTACAGGCAATTGCGGCGCTGTAGGTGGTAAAGTCTTTATCATCCTTGCCGATAAATTGCGGCAAGGTGAGCGCTTCGCATGTAATGTCTACATCTTCCCCTTCTATCTCCACTCCGTCTAAAGCGCTGGTAATGGTATAAGCATACTCGCGGGCTTTCTCGGCGTCCTCACAGCGGATATAGTAGGTAAGATTCCATTTTACGAGGCGCGAGCCGTCGGTATAGCGCTGCTGTGCTGCGGGGGCTGGATCGTGCCGGAGCGCCGCTCCGTCTTTGTCGGCGTAAGGGATAAGGTCGTTATAGACGGTAAAAGGGAAAAGCCCTTTTTTTTCAACCCACTGATTAACCCGTTCAGCTATTTTTAAGCATTTCATTAACAAACCTCACCCATTTTGAATGCCAGCGTGCCTTTGCCGCCTCGAACCATTTCGCGCACGCGTTCGGGTTACGTTGCTTACTGTGGTCAAAACCCTCCCCGTAATACTGCGCCCGCGCGTATGGCGTTTGCCAGATTAAAAGCCCGCTTCCCATCGTCGTATTGATGATAGCCGACTTTTGTAGGACGCTCGTTTCAAGCGGGCAAAAATAATTACTGTCTTTGACAACAAGGTAATCAAGGCGGCCTTGCACACTTTCAATGCGTTGTACGACATTCGCTTTTATGATTTTGCCGTCTTGGTCAAGCCGCTTAACTTTAAATTCAACAATCATACGAGCGACACCTCCCAATGATGCACCTGTGAAGCGCTTCCGGCGGTGTAACATGGAGTTATGGCGCGGACGGTGTATTGTTGTCCTTGCCAAAATATCGCGCTGTCGGTTTTAGGTATAAACCCGCGCGGTGTACTGTTTGCCCCGTCGATAAAAAGAAGTAACTTGTCGTCCTTTTCTTTACCGACGGTTCCGCGCCTTACGCTGTATGCCGGCACTATCCGCACGTGTTCAAGCAGGATGCTTTCTCCATACTCCGCGCCGCCATCGCGGCTTAACCCGCTTGCCTCTTTCACGGTGCAAGAATGGATTAAAAGGTGTCTACCGATCATCGCATTACCTCCTATCGAACTCCGCCGGTAATATGGCAAAAGAGTTTAAGCCATTCGTATTTTTTTGCCTCACCGCTCTTTTTTGTGCCGCTCCACGAATACCCGCCGATACTTTCGCTCGTCGTTACGGCATCATTGCCGTCCGCCTGATAATCTATTTCAATCATCATACAGGTAGCCTTTACGATGCCATCCGGCTCGCGCTCTACAATAAGACCGTCGTCGTATAACCCTTTGACAAAGAGAACGTTTTTTAGGCGGTATGTGTTAAACTCCGCCGCTGATGGGATAACCGCTCGCCCTAATTCGTCCGAGTAAAAATCGTAGGTTACTTTATCAAAGGGAGTCATTGATTACTTATTCCTGTTTCCCGCCCTTTTTGACGGGATCGTCTTTCGGTTCCGGCGGCTCCGGTGGTGTCGGTGTTCCGGTTCCGTCGTCTTTCGGCTCCGGCGGCGTCGGTGTTCCGCCCCGTTTCGTTACCTTCTGCTTCGCGCCCTCTTCGGGGATATATCCTACCGTGCGCATTCTTATTGCCTCCTTTTAAATCTTTTAATAGAGCGAATAAGCGGACGGACTACCGCCCGCCTCTTTTCCATTACGCTGCCGTATGCAGGTAGATACCGTTCTTCTTGTTTTCGTACACGTCGGCAATACCGTACGAACGGTAATTGAACGCCCAGCCGTCGGCAAGCTGATTTTCTTCCGGTCTGAAAATGCTTACAACGACATGCTTTGAAAACTGGATAAGAGCGCTTTTATGAATAATCATAAAGTTGACATCCTTCGCACCGGTATTTTTCTTATACCCGCCTTTTTCCTCTCCGCTGCCCTTGCCGTTCAGCTGGTCAATAGCAGTGTAGAACCGCGCTTGCGGAACTTTGATAATGCGTTTTTCAAACGTCGCTAAAAGCTCTCTTGACTTGGTGGTGTCAAGCGAATGAATAGCGTTAAAATGCGCGGGGGTAAGGAAAAGGTAGCGCCCTTCCTCCGGCACTTCCGCATCATCGAGCGTACCGATTGCCGCGGTAATCGCTTGCATGACAGCTGCTCCATCAGCAAGGGCGGCGGCTTTCTTCGTTCCTGCCTTCAGTGCGTATTTAGCAAACCGGTACGCATCGAGTTCAGGGGTAACCTTGGTCCGGATAAACTCGGCGGCAAGGCGGCCAAATGCAACCCCTGCCGTTTCCTCGTTATCCATTGCGTCAACGGTAAAACGGCGCCCGCGGTCAAAGTCGCATTTGACCGTTTCGTTTTTAAGGTCGACACCGCCGGACACATACCCATCATTACGGCTATAGTCGCCGAGGCCGTCCATGTCCAACTTCGGGATGACAAACTCTCCGGCGTTTGCCCCTTGCGTTATCAACGCGGGGTTTGTTTCCAAAACAGCTGTCTTGGATGCGTATTTGTATACATCGTCAAGCTGATCGATGTACTTCTTAAAGGTAAGAATGTTATTCGCCATGTTCTTTTATTCTCCTTGTATTAGTCTTTTTCAGGCGGTAAACCCATGACCGCCCGTGCTGCCGCCCGCTCATCGGCTGCGTGCGAGCCGCCTTTCATGCTGCCTTGTACCGGTGGTGCGGGGGCGGTATTGTCGGCAAGGATATTTTTTTGATCCTTCGTAAGGGCGGCAAATAAATCATCAAGCGACTTACCCTTCGCCTCTTCGCTGCCGAGCTGTTCGGTGAGCTTTGCCGCGAGGGCATCACGGGTAATGTCGTTGACAAACTTTTTACCGCTTAAAAAATCCTTTACTTGCGCAGAGCGTTCAAGGCTTGCGATTTTTGCTGCCGCTTCCTTTTTTGCCGTCTCCGCTTCCGCTTTGTATTTTTCAACATCGGCCTTCGTTTGATCGTAGTCCTTGAAGCCGTCAATCGTTTTATTCGCTTCTTCAAGCTGCGCTTTAGTGGCCTTAGCCTCTTCTTGAGCGGCGAGCGTCTTTTGTTTTTCGCGCTCTATGTCCTTGCCGTTCTCTGCCATAATCTGGTCGATAACGGCGGCTTCAAGGTTAAGCCCTTCTAAAAATTCTCGCTTCATACATCTCCTCTTTTATATTCTTCACGTTACGCATCGTTTTACGGCGTTGCCCGCCGATTGTGAGTGCTGATCTTTTTATTACGCGCCTGTCAGCATCTGCGCATTACACCTTTATAGTTAGGCTTCCGGTGTGTTTTTACGGTAAAAACGGAAAAAATCTTTTTAATTTTATCATTGCAAAAATGATAAATCCGACAAGAACGGTTGAAAGCATTATAACGGTAATTGTAAGCCGGTGTATTTTTCGCCTTTGTTTATCTATCACCGTTTGCATCTCCGCTATCTGTCTTGCTGCCTCTTTTTCGTATTCGTTGTAGGATACTCGCAAACTCTTCAATGTGTTCCGTTCCGTCTGTAATTGATTGTTTAAGGTGTTCGCTTTGTTCTCTGCTTGCTGTAAGCTCGCCGCTAAGGTTTTCGCTTTGCTCTCTTGCGCCCTCAATCGCTCCGCTAAGCCGCTCGCTTGAGATTGCAGATCCAGCCTGCTTATCGCTAAGCTCTGCGATATGCTCTCTAACCTCATAAGCTCCGTCTCTGTTACCGTATACACCGGCTCTTGTGCAACAGCCGGAAAAAGCAAGCAACAAAAAACAGATACCACAAACAATAAAAACATTCTTTTCATACATCATCACCTCCCTTACATAAGCTCAAAGTGCGGATTGTCCCAGCCTTTTCCCCAGACCTGTCCGTATCCGCCTGCGCACCAGTCAAGCCCGCATTCTTCGCCGATAGTGCCGATTTCTTGCCAGACTTGCTCCGGCGCATTCCACCAGACGCGCCCATCTTTTAACGGCGCAATATCAACGGCATTGCCGCCAAAATGCCTCGACTGCGTTGTCTTTGTTACAATGCGCTTATTTTCCGCTTCCGTTAAAAGGTACAGCCCCGCTTTTTTACGCAAGGCGTTCACCTCTTCAAGCGGTTTACGCCCTTGTGCATAATAGGCGGTCTGCGTATCAACCGTCCGATCTGTTTCAAGTACGATTACCTCTATACCGCGCTTTTTTAACTCGGCCAAAAAGGCGCGCGTCCGTTTTGCCAGCTCAGGCTTGAGCCGATCAATATCCCGTATCACTCCCATTCTTAAAACCTCCTTTTTCAGTTTCTAGTTTTTGGAGTACTTCCAATAGCTCATCTGCTTGTTTCATTTTCTTTTCTCTTTTTTCTTTGCAAAAATCGACACGGATAGCATCTCCCAGCTTTTCAAAAAGAGGCTGATATGATTCATACATAGCCGCTTTAGCCTTTACCTCGCGGAGATAGATTGTCACCGCGCGCCTGGTGAATTCTTTTGCAATCGCGTCTGTTTTGCTCTTTTCTATCGGTTCAGGCGGGTTTGCTGCACATAATTCAGCTCGCGGTAGTTCGCGCTGCAGGTGACCGTACAGCTCAATGCTGAGTTGTTCGATATAGCCGGTAACCGTTTGCACTGTTAAATCTTCAAATCCGTTTTTGGATAAACGTTTGTTAAGGATTGCTTCTGCCCGATACATACAGCAGGAGAGTCTACTTATGCCGGTTAAAAGGTAGGATATATCAGGCAGAATATCTTCTGCTCGTTCCTTGCGGAGGAGCTCAATCCTTTCACAAGCATCTTTCATAAGATACATAAGCCCGATTGTGTCTATCTTTTGCTTTTTATCGCCGACGGGAACCTCTACGGTTTGTCCAAAAAGAGAGAATTTTCCGCCTTTTTTCATTGCGTTATATAGTAAAATAAAAACAAGCGCCGCGATAAATGCTATAACAATCCATCCTACCAGCGGAATATTTCCTAAATGTTCCATGCTATAATTATTCCTTTCCTGTTTTACTCTACCTTCGGATAGCGCTGTTTTATTTCTGCTATCTTTGCAATCCATACGGATTTATCTATATCTCCGCGCATTGCCTGCATACCAAGCGGATCTGCTTCCTGCCGATAGGCGGCTTCTCGCTGCCGGTCGATGTAAGCGTTATATTCTTCCTTGCTGAGCAATCCTTCTTGGTACAACTCTTTTTCACTCTTTTTGACGATATAATCCCCTTCAAGTTTTTCATCGGCCTTAAGCTGAATAAGACCGGCTGCAACCTTTTCGGCTTCACTCATATCTTCAAAATCCGTACCGGCTTCATTCAACTTTTTCCCTTCCGGCACCGGGACGAGCCCTTCTTTAATCAGCTGCGTAAGCGGCTTTTTAGTCCCTGCCTGCAGGTCAGTGTACATGCGGATATCATCGCCAATGTGAGCTGCACAATTTTCGATAATTCGACATTCAATCTCAGGGTTGTTCTCTTTCGGCATATCGCCGCAATAGTGCCCGATAATGATGTTGTTTTTTATTTCAATGTATTCCATACTGTTGCCCTCCTAGATTTTTTTTAGTTGCCAGATTATA